CTTTATTCTCCATGATGCCATTTACAAAGGCACCCGGTGCTGATGGATCCGCAACAATGTCTGCCGCTGTTGCTAATTTTAGGTCATCTTGGACAAGGTTATAACCTTCTTTAGTTGTAACTACTGATCCAAGAGCTCTTGAAGATACACCAATACTTACATCGTTGTCAATAAAGTTTTTAACAATTTGACCATATGGTGTTTCAAGGATAAGAGCTTTACCATAGAATGTATTACCATCTTCTGATAGTGATACAATCTTATGAGATACTCTTTCAAGATTGATTGATGGTGTGTCAGGATGACCTAACTCACCTAATGCACGATTCGTTTTAATATATTCTTCGTTATAACGGGTTACTTCGTTGCGAAGTGTATCCATCTTATACATTCTATTGTTACGATTAACTGTATCTCCAACAAGGAAAGTACCTTCAATATAAAGATGCTTTTTACCGTTTTCGGAAGCCTCTGTGATATACTTTACATTTTCTACGGTTTCTCTAATAAGTTTCATGTTAGAATCCTGTTAATGGTGTTGCATAAGTTGTTTCTTTTGATACTTCTAATACCACCGTGCCACCAGTATTAACCGTAATTACGATAGATGAAGTATTGTTATTAGCAATTGAATATCCATAATCATCGCAACGCAGTTCACCTGCACTATGTAATGAAGCAATTGGCACAGAGTTTCGGACAATTTGAATATTGCCGTTTGTTGACCAGTTGATTCGTTTGATATTTGCTGAAGTTACAGTTTCATTACCATTAGCAGCTAAGTTAGCTAAAGCTACTGTGGTTGTACCTGTGCCTTCAACTCTAATAATTGAAGATGACCTTATCGTGTTAATAATTTCAAATGGCATTTTATTTTAGTCCTAATCCGGCTCTTCTACGCATAGACATCTTTCGTTTCATTAATGTTCTGCGAAGTTTTGCTCTTCTAGTTGTTTTCCATGACCGTTTTAATAAACGGGCTTTTCTAATTTTTGTTGTTGCTGGTATTCGTCTAACTGTATTACCAGATACACGATAACCTTTTATACCTGAACGCCTTCTGTTCTTTTGAACAACAATTCGTCCTTTAGCATTTCTTCGTATTCTACGGCGAATCTTTTGAATTCTTCCCATCTTAATAATGTTGGGATTACGGCGAGTTGCTTCTTCAAGCTCTTCTACCTCTTCAAATCTATCCGCTGCTACATATCGCTTAGCGCTTTCTAGGCGTTCTGCGACCATTTCATCAAGACGGTCAAATAATACTTGTTTTGCTTCGTCTAATTTGTTTTGTAATATTAAATCAACAAAGTTTATCACTTCATGCTTTTCCATGAAAACTCTGCGGCTTTTCGTAGATGATGATTAGACTTGCCAACCATATCTGCAAATTTCTTTTTGTTTTCATCATTTAGATTCTTATGCACCGTAAGAATAGCATGTGCAGTTTGAACATCAATTTTACTTGATGAACCATCTGAATGTTTTATTTTACCATGTTGATGGCTATCTTTAATTTTTTGCAATTGTGCAATAGCATCTTCATTTACGGTATTTATATCACTTTCAATATCTTCTGCCTGAATGTTGGCATCAACACCAGGACCATATGGAACACTAAAAAACTTGTTCAATTTATTGTTATGATATAGTGCTATCTTTTGACCATTTGGATATAAACGAATAGCCTTTCTTTTCAACACTAATACGAAAGGAGGGTCATTTACATCTTCATCAAGTTCTTGATATTCCTCACGAACAACTTGTTTAGTCTTTTGGAACAACTGTTTATTGGTAATTAAATCAGTCATTCGCATAAAGAGCATTTGTATTAATGCTCGGTCAGCTGGGTTGAAGTTTGGTTTTTCTTCGCCCATTTTACCTAAAATGCGATGTATTCTTTGTATCTGACTTTTATTAGCTAAACCAGCACGAATCAATGCGTCAAATTTGGAGTAGTCTTGCTTCTCCTCTTCAACAATGGTAACTTGTTTAAACTCTTTTAAAAGTTTCATACTTATACAGGTGTGTCTTCCGTATCTTGAACTTCAATATCAGCAGATGCTACACCATTAATTTCGTTAGCGTCTAAAACTTCAATGTCCACTTGGTCTTCGCCTTCTTGTTCTACACCACCAAATGTTGATTTGGCAATTTCAATTTTGCGATTTTCAAGTGCTTCAAAAGCTTTAGCAGATAAAATATCTGTGAGTGTTTCTTTAGCTTGAGCGGCTTCGCCAGCTGCAAGTTGGTCAATAAATTGTGATGTTTCCATAATTTTCTCCGTTAATTTCTATTTATGCTACTATACTTTTCCACATCAGCATCAAGCTGTGGAGTCTTTGAATCTTCAGCACCATTTTCAACGGTGTTGTCTTCTGGTGGATATTGTTCAGCTGAAACTTGTTCACCTGTAGGCATTGTTGGGCCACCAGTGCCATTATTGTCTTCTTCTTTAATTTCTTTTTCCATCTGTTGAATGTCTTCATCATTCATTTGAAGAACATTTTTACGAACCCATTTAGCAGAGTAGTAACGACCAATATAAGGGTCAACTGTCTGTAATAGACCTACTCTTTCACGAAGCAATTCAGCATCACGCATTTCGGTAAAGTTATTATCTTTAAGGAAATCGTAGTAAATAGCTTCTTTAAAATCTTCCCATTCTTCTTGTGTGCAAATACCCTTAAGCACTAACTGAATACGAAGTGCTTGGTCAAAGATTTGAGAGAATTTGTTTCTTAATCTTTGAATGAATTTAGCAAACTTAACTTCATCTCGTGTCACTTCAGATGTTCTACCTACACCAATCATACCACCTTGTTGTGGTTCTAATCTTGAGATAGGAACATTTAATGACTGTAATAGTTTTTGACGGAAATACTTCACATCTTCTAGCTCGCCAAGGTTTTGGCCAGCAGGAAGTGTAGTAATTTCAGTACCTTTACCACCTTCACGGCGTGGTAACCAGAAATCTTCAAGCATTGACATATGCTTGCGGTCATCTCTTAATTCACCAGTAGCTGCGTCATAGACCATTTTGTTACGATACTTAACCATAACATCACGGAGATATTGTTCAGCTTTACCTTTTGGTAAATTACCCACATCAATATAGAATATGCGTCTTTCAGGTGCTCTTGATAATCTGTAAATAACAATAGCATCTTCAATCATTCTTAATTGATTGAGTGGTTTGATAGCTTTATGTAAGTATGAAATAACAAAAGTATTCTTTGCATCCATCAAACCTGAATTTACATTAATGATAGATTCTGGTGCAATTCTTAAACCAGCATTTACATTACTTGTATAGGTTTGTGTTGTAGTACCTTTGTCATTATAAACATAATACTCGGCAATAGAAGCAATAATCTGAGCGCCAGTTTTTGGGTCACGCTCTTTTTTAATCTCACGCACTTTACGAATCTTGCGTGGGTCAATATATCTTAATTCTTTGATACCTTCTTTAGGCGCCTTCTCATCAACAACAACATGAAAGTTAATTCTACCGTCAATGTACCAACGCTTAAATAAGTCATCAGCCAGGTTGCTAAAGTTTAGCATCTTCTGGATGTTATTATATTCTTCAAGTATTTTCTTTTTGATTGTTTCAGGTTGAGTTAGCTTATCTAAAACAATATTAGCTACTTTACCTGTTTCATCATGGGTGATGGCTTCATTGACAATATCATCAATCGCCATTTCTAATTCTGGATGGTTTGCCATCTCACGATAGCGTGTCACTAATTCAATTTCATTACGAACAGAACCTTCTAAATCTACATAAGTTCCATAGTGAGCCGTAGATGTAATGGTAACTGCACCATCATCCATGGTCTCCGTTGGAAGTGTAAAGGAAGGCTGCTCAGGTAGTTGCGGTTGGACGATGTCCTTCCGACCTAAGGTGAACCCAAAGAGTTTGACTGCCATTTTATATCATCCTAAAAAAAATAGAGAAAGGCCGAAGCCTTTCTCGTTACACTACACCGTCTTCAACTGATTCCCACCATTGATAGGTGAGAGTTACTGTAAATTCCTCAATAGTATCATTAGCACCCCAATCAACATCAATTGGAGCTAAATCTGTTGGGAATAAACCAACAAATTTATATTTCTTGAGTGTGTCACCAGCTTTACTAAACTGTCTAACATCACCATCAACTGTGTAACCTGCAGGAGCTTGAGCTACTGGATTACGCACATTAAGATTATGACTATTGATACCATTCATCCATCTTTCAAATGCGTTACGGATAATAAAGTCTTCATCGTTGATGATTGTGATTGTCCAATCTGCAAATGTTCTATTGCCAGCAAATTTCAATTCACGACCAAAGTATTGGACTGGCACTACACCGATAGTTGCACCGGGTAATTGTGCTGTCTTACACATGAAAGTTAATTTAGTTTGTGCGTTTCCTGGCGCAGAGAACGCAGGAAAGGGCATGGACACCTCAAATAGATTTGGGCGAGCGCCGTCACCAATTAGTTGGCTTCGGAATTCATTTACATTAAATGCCATTTATTTTCTCCTGTTTCTCTATTTATTAGAACTTCCCAACAACTTCGTCAAAGCTTACGCCTGTTCTTACTGCAACAAAGTTGAGTTGGATAAAGTTGATTGAACGAGCAGGTTTGATGTAGATGTCACCAACAAACTCATTTCTATCTATAACTTCTGGTGTATTATTTGATTCGTCACAGACCACACGGAAGTCAAAAATACCACGGCGACCTTGAACATCTCGTAAATATGGTTCTACAAGATTTACAAACTGCGCTCTGGTGAATTGGTCATTGAACTCAAAGAGAGAGAATCTAGCTGCACGAGCAAGAGCTTTCTCAAGCACAATAAACAATCTGCGAACATTGATACGGTCAAATGCACTTGGTTTAGATAAGAGTGTCTTATCACCAAATAATACCACACCTTCGCCTTGGAATGATACAACAGGATTAATACCTTTTACATACAAATCATCACGATTTGCTTTTGTTGGATTCCATGCGAGTTTAATTACATTTTTGATAATACCACGATTGAGACCGCCTGGTGAGAACCAAGGATCACGCTCTAGGTCTGTTCTTGCACATAGACCAGCGATGTCACCATTTAAAGGTACCCAGCGATATACATCGTTGTATTTGTCATATTGATATTTCCAGTTAGAATCTAATACAGCATATGATGTGCTTGTAAGAGTTTCACGGAAAGCTTTGATGTCTGTTACTTCAGAACCAGCATTGTCAACGCAATCTGCTTTTTCTGGAGATACGAATACTAGGCAATCTTTACGAGTTTCTGCCATAGAAATTAAATCAGTTACAAGTGTTGCATTAGCAGGACCAGATACGATTAAAGATATATCTACTGCTTCTGCATTTTCAAATGAATCGTATGCAGTAACTACATTGGCTGTTGAAATTGTGCCATCTGCACCACCAATAAGTGAAATTGTCACATTGGCTGTTAAATTACTAAATGAGATACCTGCAGCTGCACTTCCCCATGTTGAGGATCCGTTTGCATATGAAGCACCTGTATTAGCTGTTGGGTGAGATAACCAATGAATGTATTTTGATTTATTTGCAATTACATTCTTGTAATAGTTTGTGTTACCTGAATCATCTTTAGCATCTGAAGCTTTAGATACGAAAGCATATTTTTCAAGAACGGTACCTTGTGTACCTGTAAATTTACCATCTTCGTCAACAACGATAATATGAATTTCGTCATTAGCGCCACCAGCATTTGATGTGTATGTTGAAGTACCTGGTGCTGATGTGAATTGTGTTGCATAAGCCCAACCAGTATATGTGTTTGCATCAGCAAGAGAAACTTTAAGTGAGTTACCTAAAGCACCTGCATAGCGAGCTGCAAATTCACCATATGTGATTGCACCACTTGAACGATTATCTAACCAATCGTCATCGTTTTTAATTAATACTGCTGAACCGTTAGATACAGCATTCTTTGTTGATGCGACATTAGCCGCACGAACAACTTTAAGATTATTTGAGTATGCTAGGAAGTTTGCTGCTGAGAACCAGTATTCATAGTTATCAGAAGTTGGTTTGCCAAATCTATCTGCTAGATTTACCTCATCTGAAATAGTTACAATTTCACCGACTGGACCCCACAAAAACACCCCCGCAAATGCTCCAATTGAAGTTGGAACTGAAGGGACAATTGTAGTCAAATCTACTTCTGATACATTTACCCCAGGTGAGAGCTGAAATGCCATTGGATTTCTCCTTTAAATAATAGCTTTACGAATAATATAGTGTTGTTGTTAAATTCTTTTTATAGTCTATTTAGTTTTTTAGAAAGTTGAAGGAGTATAACCTCTTTCTGTCCAAATATCATTATTTTCACGGTCAATCGTAATTTCTTCTCGTTTTCCGTCATCTATGATACCTACAGGGGCTAAATCTTCATCAACCAACATATTTTGTTCTGCCAACATTAACTTTCTTACATCAATACTTGTAGAATCTTTAAAGAAAGTCTGTGCTGTCAACCATGCAAATAGAACTAAACCCATCACCAAATCGTCATTGTTGCCTTCTTCAGCTGCATAACTATCACGAACCCTTGAAAAGGTATTCATTTCAGCTATTGTGTCAAAGTCATTAATGATTAACTTATCGTTTTCAATAAGTGTTTTTAAGTTAGCACACCCAATTTTCTTTACAGATTTGGTTGTTTTGATACCAAAAGAAGTAGACCGTTTAAAACCAGCTGATATACTCTGACCCTTGATATGGTGGTGTTCTAGCTTATAAATGTTTTCATATTCTAAATCATAGTGTAAAATGTCAACCACTTGTTGACCAATGTTATTTGTTTCAATTAACGCATACGCTTCATTATACTTTTTGGCCACCGAATAAATGATGGTTGGAAAGAACAATAAAGGCAATTTATTATTTCTATATTTAGCGACCTGCCTATAAGGAGTTTCTGTCACATCAACCACATTAATGGTAGAATAGTCAGCCTCTACACCCTCAGCACAGTCAACCGTTGCTATATACAAACGACCAGGTATAGGTTGTTCGTATATGTCCAACCCTTCATCTGAAGATATTGGATTATGAAATGCTAAACTTCTTAACTTGGTTCCAGAAATCAATGTAGCTGAAGAACCAATAAATTCTGTTTCAAACTCAACACGGAACTGTTCTTCGCTTGTGTTTCGTATTGTTTCTTCTTTCCACTTTACATCACGACCTGGTACCATTGACCAATGCACTTCAAGTGGTTTGTATGTAGAACGACCTTCAATTGCGTCAGTCCACATTTTATAAAACTGATTCAACCCGTTTGGTGTAGATACAATAATAACTTTGGTCGTTTGACCAGAAGAAATCACAGGATATGTTGATTGAAAGAAGTCTTGTGCCATATTGTGGGGCACAAACGCAAACTCATCAAGGAATATCAGATTATAAGAACCACCTCGGACACCGGCTGCGGATGTTGCATATGCAAATATCTTTGACCCGTTTTCTAATTCAATATTACCTTTATTCCAAACTACCACACCTTGTTGTAACCATAATGGCAAATATTCATAAGCCTTGGTTAACCTATCTAAAATCTCACGAGCTAATGAACCCTTGTTTGCAAGAATACCAACTGTATAATCTGGATTAAATAAAACAGACCATAACATATAACCTACTGTGGTGGTTGTTTTACCAACCTGACGAGGCATCTTTGCAATACAAAAACGATTATTGTGAAATGTATTGACCATTTCTTCTTGGAATGGCCACATATCAAATGGAACCAAACCGTGGTCCACATTCACAATCTTTACATAGTTTCGTATAAAATGTACCGGGTCTTCGGTACACTTAATAATTTCTGCTACTTGTTCTTCTGTGTAAGATAGTTCAACACCCACCCGTTTAAGGCGGTCATTACCAAGGTATCCGTCAGACATTTTATTTAATTAGACTACTCAAGAACCATGCGTGTTTTTGGTGTTGGTCTAATATATCCTGTAAGAAATTAGAAATTGCTGGTTCACCTGCTTGGTCAGCAAGAACAATACCAGCTCTCAAATGAACAATGAATCTATCATTATCAGCTTTCAATCTTGACATCATACCAATAGCTGATGGAATGTTTTCATTGTCTTCAATGTCACAGAGTTCTAACATTCTATCTAAACCTGTTGGTGAATACGCACCTAGCATACGAATCTTTTCACTAATCAAATCGGTATTATTCCATATTTGAGTGTAAAGTGTGCCTAAAAAGGTGTGATAATCATTGAAATTTGGACCTTCAATATTCCAATGAAATGAGTGTGCCTTAAAATACAAACCAAAGTTTGTACCAAGAATCACTTTAAGTTGTTCAATTAATTTTTCCATAATAGTTCCTATTTATTGTTCTTCAAAAACTTAACTAATTCTGTTGTAGAACCAACAAAAACAGCCTTATCTACATTTAGAGTTTTAGCGCCCTCAGCGTTTGGTGATAAATCTTTGCGTTTCTTTTGCAAATCTAATAAATCTTTATTCATGTCTGCCAAACTTTTAATAAGTGTTGCAGCCACTTCATATGCACGAGGATGTTCTGATTCTTTTGCAACAGCTAGTAATTGGTCCATGGCTTGATTGCCTTTGGTAATAAGTGTTCTAATATTACTACGAGCAAAGTTGGCATCTTCATCAACTTCATTCATTGGAACAACTTCACTTGGCATGACTTCAACCACAGGGTTGATTTCTATGGGGTCTGTGTTAAGTGCTTCACTTATTTTATTATTTAATTTACTCATGGTGAATCAGGATACTCATAAATGGTTTCAGTAAATCCAAAGTCATCATCAGCGTTAGCTGTGATTGGGTCTGGATTGGTAATGATTATAACAGTTTTAACTGGATTAGCATCAACAGTTGTAATGGTGTATTTAGCGTTTGTTTGGGTACCAATAACAATGTCATTAGCTTGTAATGGTTTATTGAGATTACCAACTACTAGAACGCCTGTATTTGAGTTACTGAAGTAAGCCACATCACCTGTGACACCACGGTCTTCTACAAAGATAGTTTCTTCTTCAACAAAGTAATTAGAACCATTGGCATAATCTACAAAAACTTTCTGTGAAGTTCTTGAGATAGTATCAATATGTAGGTTTGTATTTGCTTGCTCAATAATACTTTGGCTCGTTTTGACTGGTGGGTAAATAAATCCTTTGGCTGTAAAATCTAAAGTCCAAATAATTAATCGTGTTGATAACATATCACCTTCATAATCAACCTCTGGTGAAGCTGAATTAAGTATGATAGGCATATCATATTTCTGTGTCATGTTTGAATTGAAATTAACAGTCACATTAAAATCTGGTGTAAAAAACGGCAATATTTGTTCAAGTATTTGTGTGCCGTCTTCATGGTTTCTCACATAAATTGATAAGGTAAAATCAAAGTTATATGGAATTGGAGCGTATTGTGTTTTGAGCCCATCGGTAGTATTGTATGAAAAGTTTTGTAGAGTGGAAATTTGCTTACGAGAAGCATCATAAGTCAATCCAATTAGTTCAAAGGATATACGAGGAACGACCGTGGCGACAGATTTAGTTAAGTTAGGGTCAGAAGTAATACGAGTTAAATACTTCTCTTTGGAACCATAGGATAATGGAACTCTGAACACTTCTTTTTTGGTTGCTCCATCCAATGTATACCTTTGTAAAATAATATCATTGAAAAGAGAACCAAAAGCCACTACAACTTTTCGTATTGTTCTATTATAAAATTGAGCATTACCTAGCATTAATCACCACCAAACGGATTTGTTTCTGTCCAATCAATAATACCATCACTTTCAGCTTCAATACGGGCATTATCTTGTATATCTTCAAAGGCAGTATTCATTTCTGTTAAACTATCAACGGTACTAATTGTCCATTGAGCATTACTTGTATTACCTTTTAGTGTGCCTGAACTGAATGTTCCAATGGTTCTATAAACTTCAATATATGTATTTGGAACAAAATCATAAACTAATGCTTGTGCAGTAGCAGAAGCTAGATTAGCACCAACATAAACAAACTCATCATTAACATATTTGCCAGAACCGCCAGCGGTAATTGTAATCTTTGTTCTTGGGTATTCATCACGAACTTGTTCATCAATTTGAGCAACACCTGTTTCAATAATTTCATTAGAAAATACAAACTGTTTAAGTTTAAGTGCATAGACATAAACATTGGCGCCACGACCACGGCCTAATGTGTAAAACATAGCCGATTCGTTTTCATGTTCTACGAAAGTAATTTCAAAGAAGTTTTGAACCAAAGGAACATAAATTAAATCACCTTCTTTTGGTCTTGTTTGTGGAATGTTAGCTGCAAATCTACGGCGAGAAACAAGTAATCTAATTTCATCACGAATTTCAAGACCAAATTTAGAAATAAAGTCTTGTTCACCTTCCATACCCGTTACATCTTCTAAATACATTTCAACAGGATAGGCATCAACATACTGTTTAAGTGTATCTTCACCAAAGATATAATCAACCGTATCACGACTGGTTCTTGGCATGTAATAAACATCCATACCATGAATCTTGAGTGATTCAATGACTAAATCTTCAACGAGCAGTTGCTCTGAAGTTATATTCTTCGGAAAGTTATTGAAATAAAGATTGGTTGCCATTCATCACTAACCCATAAACATTTCATTTGGCAATACATTGTAAGATTGCATTTCTTCTTCTATTTTATCAATTTCACGCTGTGCTTCTTCCATAATTCTTGGACCATCAAGTGTCACTCCACCTGGTAATTGAACACCAGCAAATTTACTTAAATTAGAACCCCATTGATACTTAATTTTGGCTGTTGCATATTGTTTTAAGAACCTATCGTCCCAAACATCTGATACGCCAGCTTTTGACATTGTGTTAGAAGTTACATTAGCAGATAAGGTGTTAGCTGCAATTACAATTTCTGTGGGTGAATTAATCTTACGCACTTGAACTTCTTGACCATCAGAGAGTGTAATAAAATCATTTTCAATAATTTCTTGGTCAAATACAGTAGATGTGCCTGTAAGTGTATTAGATGATGTGTTGCCTGTTACAGTACCAGTTAATGTGATTGTAGCTGGATCCAATTTACGGTAACATTCAATAATAACATACTTACCTAATTGTGCATCTCTTGACCAATCAATATCAAGCATCAATTTATTTTGATGACGATTGAATCTAAATTGTGGTGTGCCAGAGAATAATAAATTTAATGTGCGAATATGTTGCATTGTGATTTCATATGACACATAAGATACGGATGTAAAATCATATAAATCATGCAAGCGTAATTGATAACGCAAGTCAAACATATTGACTGAAGAATTTGAATCGTCAAACGGTAAAACAGAATGAACAAATATGACAGCATCTGGACAATAAATCCATCTACGGTCAATATCTTCTTGTGTGAATTGATGTTTCATATAAACCTTCTCGCAACCATCAAAATGGTAGTCATAGAAGAATTGAAGAGCATCATCAACACGGTCTTCTACTTGGTCATCATCCACATTTATTTCAATGACAGGATGACCTAGTCTTCGTTTGCAATAATCAATGAATTGAGCTCTTGTTGTTGGTTTTGCCATGTTTTACCCTAATGCGATTGAAAGAGCTAATACATCACCAATGGATGCACCAGCACTTATAGCCGTTGTTGTTACAGAGGTCACACGACCATTAGATGCAAGAGTAACTGTTGGAACATAGGTTGCATTACCATAAGTTCCGGCTGTTACTGAAACTGTTGTATAATCGGTATTAGCAATACCTGCGGTACCGTTTGCTAAATCATAAGCGTTCTGTGCAGTAGTCGCAACAGTATTTGCTTTATCAAAAGCGCCATTAGCATGAGTATATGCTAAACCTGCAGTAGTTGTAGCTGTGTTAGCCTTATCAAAGGCACCGTTAGCGTGATTGTATGCTAAGCCTGATGTCGTTGTGGCAGTATTTGCTTGATTGAAAGCACTATTGGCATGAGTAAATGATGAATCTAAACGAGCTGCATCAGCGATGTCATAGTAAGTTGTTCCGTCATTAGTGAATGTCCATTTATCAGAAGATTCATTCCAAAGTAATGATACATTAGCAGATGAGCCACGGTCAACTTCAATACCAGCATTAACAGTAGGTGCTGAAGCTTGGTTAATAGCTGCATTAAGTGTAAGAACATTATCAGCAATTAGTGCGGTTGTTGTGTTTGCATATATGGTTTGACCAATAATAGTCAAATTACCTGTAACAGAAACATCACCTGATATTGAACCACCAGAAGAACTAAACTTGGTATTTGAATTATCAAACGCAGCTTGTGCTATTACATTAGCGGAATTAGCCTTAGCGAAAGCTGCATCAGCGGTTGTGGTTGCCGTATTCGCTTTATCAAATGCACCATTAGCGTGATTGTATGCTAAACCTGCGGTAGTTGTAGCAGTATTGGCTTGGTTATATCCATCTTGTGCTAAAACATTGGCAGAATTGGCCTTGTCAAAGGCACCATTTGCGTGAGTATAAGCTAAACCAGCGGTTGTTGTGGCAGTATTTGCTTGGTTATAACCAGATTGTGCAAGAACATTTGCAGAATTAGCTTTATCAAAAGCTGCATTAGCATATGTGCCTGCATTGACAGCATTATTATTGGCAGTAGTTGCTAAATCATAAGCAGTTTTAACTGAGGCTGGAGTAGCTG